ATATCATTCGAAACTATTCTGAGATTTATCTCAAGTCTCAGAAGGCTTTCCACGCGTCCTTTGTTGTCGTCCTGCGCGGTCCCGCTGATCTTGTATTCGAGGCAGAGAGCAAGTTGATAAACATTATTAGAGGGGAAAATATAGAGGTCACTATTCCAAGCAGGCTACAGCTTGAGATGTTGCAGACGGCTCTACCGGGGCCAGATACTCACCCAAGATCATGGGTTGAAGTCCGTTCAGACGGAGCGGCGGTTCTGTCCTCTGCAGCTAATTTAAACAGTCGAACGGATGATACGGGGATGTATTTTGGAAAGGATATGCTTACCAATAACAAAGTATTTTACGATCTAGACAGGCTGGCAGCGAAAACCCTCGCCATGTGTGGAGCGACAGGGTCCGGTAAAACATATGCTTTTCTGCTGCTTCTCATGCGGTTGAAGACTCTTAGGGATGCCAGGATAATATATACGACTCCAAAAGCCGATGAAGGAACTAATTACAGGTCGGTAGCGGCTGCATTTGGGGACAATGGTTGTATAGCTGACATTGGTATTAATGGGAGCGAATACTTCAATCCTCTTGATATCCTGATTGATATTGAGAGCATGGGCCTGAATAAGCCAGAATTAAAGGGAGCCAGAAAATATATCTTTGAAAATTTATACGATCTGAAGAAAGGGACCCTGATAAACGCACACAGGATATGGTTAGGCTCAGAATTCACTTCCAACATGGCGAGTTATCTTGACGAGTCCCTTGATTATGTGTATGAACAGGCTGGTATTTACAGGGATGATCCAGATAGTTTCACTAATCCAATGCCTGTATATCCTGCACTCCGTTTAAAATGGGAGCTGGATAAGGAAAACAAGAACTTAGGGTCCAAGCAGAAGACCGCAGAAGCCCTCTATAACAAGACCTATCAGTTCTCTCCAACTGGATTATTCAATAGGTACTGCAACCAGACGAAAGGACTCGATCTGAATAAGGATTTCATAATAATAGACATGGCAAATGTCCCAGATGAAATTAAAACGTTTATGTCGGTCATTGTCAACGGGGCAATCGCTTCAAGGTTCAGCGTTCACAACGAAAGAGAGACATATCTAGCGATTGATGAAGGCGGGGTGTATCTAAGAGACAAGCTCTTGAGGGAGCAGATGCTACAGAGGCTCACACAAGGCAGGAGTCACAGGTTTTATCAGTGGATCGCAACACATCAGCCAAGTGACTTCACTAAAAATGGAGTAGGCGAGGATTTCAGGACAAATACATATATAAATATTTTAATGGGGAATAATATTAAAAAATCCCTCAACGATGTAAAAGACTATTTTGAGTTGTCCGAAAAAGAATGTTCGATCTTGTCAAATTGTACCGTAGGACAGGGTCTATTACTCTTCGGAGATAATGACGACGAACGAGTTCCCATCTTCTTTGAGTCTACCAAAAGGGAGCATGAGATTATCAAAGGAATAGGATATGAGGACAAAAAAATAGTTGCCGATAGTGGTTTAACGTTTAAGAGAGAATTCAAGCACTTGATAGCAGAGCATAAAATCATTCTTTCCGACTGGTTTGAAGGCGACGCTTCTGTATTATTGCAACAGGGATATGAAAAACACCAACTCACTAGAGTTGAAAAAAGAGGAACGGTAGCTGGTTTTATGCCGAAAGGATCTGTCAGAAATGGACGGGTAATATTACCGCATTTGGGCGACATGAAACTAGATCACTTCGCTTCGGTCATCCAGCTTGAGCCAGTTATGCGGGCTGAAAATTTCGAAGAAATTGCGATAAATCATAATGGGGATGTGGATATTAAGGGAATGAAAAACGGGAAATGGCTTGGCTTGGAATACGAAATAAAAGGCTCCCATACTACAGAAGAACTGATCGCAAAGAAGGCAGCCGCAATCGAAAAAGGTATGGTGGTGCGGTTTATTTGCAGTTCTGCGGATTACCCCTATATCTCAAAAGCGGTAGGGGAAGATTACACGCTTCAAAGAGGGTCAGCCGTTGCTGATTTCCTAAAGAATTTTGCGGCGGAAGAAGAGAACGGCGAAGAAGAACCAGATATTCAGGTTTCCAGCGAATCCGGGGTGATTGTAGACGAAATGGAGGTTTAATATACCTCCTTTTCAAAAGGCACTATACAGATAGCTGTATAGATTGGCGGGGGGTGGCTGCCAAAAAATAAAAAATGTATGAGAAATATGTATAATTCATACTGCCGGAAACTCGTAAATGGAAAACAGAAGCTTATTGTTACTGGTTTACAATGTTCTTGTGGGAATCATGTAAATGATAAAAACGGTCTTCTGCAACTGAAAAAACAAACGCCTACTACTACTAACTAATAAGATAGATAGATAGATAGATAGATAGAAGATAGTATAGTATAGGAATGGTGTGTACACATAGGTACACACAATCCCTTTAATATGGAGGTCTTATCCTTGTCTCCTCTCACTTCCACAAACGTAAAATTAGACTCTGAAAAGCTCGAACTTATAAAAATGAAAGGTGTTAATGTCTCGGCTTTATGCCGGGATGCGATAGACAATTACCTTAAACTAAATAGTACCGACAAAGCCGTTATAAAGAGTCAGATAGCCGACTTGCAACAGCAACGAAACGCTATAGACCTGCAAATAAAACTCCTCCTGAAGCAGCTAGAAGCGTGTGAGGAGGAAGACGTACTCAGCACTCACAGGAACGCAATGTTTGATAAGTGGAAAACAAACTTGGCATTCATGGTCAACAAAAAAACTATTGATTGGGGGACTGTTTCGGATGTCTTCAAGTTCTCAACAAGGGCAGAATGTGAGGCGTATATTATAAATAGGTTAAAAGAAGAAGGATTAATTACATAACACTTCCAGAGGGGTATCGATTGACAGGCGACAAATCCGAGGTGGAGAGCCAGCTTGTAGAAATTGAAAAGGAAATAGAGTGTTTAGATGCTCAAAGGCGTCTACTCCTTTCCATTCTTGAAACTATTAATAACGAAGTCCCGACAGGGGCTTAATCACTCTTTTATCAAAATCGTTATCAGTTGATGGTGTGTACACGTACACACATTTAATTAAGGATGTTCTCTTGTTTCGTTGTTTTCAACGGTGTCTCTCTCCAAACAAAAAAGAAGTAAAAAAAGCAATTGAAAGTAAATTACTCAATTTTAATTTTGTCTTCAAGTTCCTTAACTTTCAACTCAAGCACTTGGGCTCTTGCAGCCCTTTCCATCAATCTATCAATTACACTCGCATAAGATTCTCTTTCAGTCAATTTCATATTTTACCTACCACAGGTCAATTTTATATACGATAAGATAAGATAATATACTATTGTCTTATACAGATACAAACTTTACCCAAGGATAGATACGTTTATATTCTGATATCTGTATAAAAGGAGGATATGGCTATAATCAAAGGCACTGTTAAATGGTATCGAATGACTAGAAAAGACTCTGATGCAATATCAGGAAGATTGAACATAAAAGATAAACTCGCTTCAATAATTGATTTTCCAGAAAAAGAAGAGCTACATGCAGAATATGATACAGAAAAACATGAACTAAGAATTAGAATGTTATAATTTTTGCACTGATGAAGAATAAGAGTAATTGAGGCCCCGGCCTGGACCGGATTGTAAGTTACAAGGGAGATATAATAGCATGAAATTAAAAGTGTTATCAATTATAAGTATTATCGCAATCTGTATGTGTAATACAGCTTCCGCTGAATACCTTATCAATAATAATGGGGAGTATTTATGCAACCCGAACCACGAGAAAATGTGGATTCACAACAATAAATACGCAAAAGACCCGACTTTTGCGGAAGTGATTAAAATCCTCAAAAAGACTACAATAGATAAAAACGATTATTCTCATACATATTATTGCACGGAATTCGCCGCAGACCTTCACGACATTTCCGAAAACAAATATCATAGAAAATGTATAATTGTTACGGCTGATTCCAGGGACGGGTCATTTAATCACATTTTTAACGCGTACAATACGAAAGACAGAGGAATTGTGTACGTTGATGTGTCGTCCGGAGATAGATTAGTAACAATTGACAATGGGTACTTTAATGCGACTTCGATTTATGACCCGGATGACGTAATTAGTTTAGATTTCCGTAAGACTGGAATTGAATACGAATATTTTTGGTGATTACATTTTAAGTCTGGAAGTTATCCAGCTTCAAAAACGATTTTACTCTTTTTTATAGGAAAAGTCTTTCAATCTCGTTTTTACCCTAATATCCCGTAAGGCCTGACCAGATTCCGAGAAAATGACAGATGATAGGAACGATTCTAAGCCCTTTAGAGCGACTTTTATCTCGGTAGAATTCAGGAACGGACACATCCACACAGTAAAATCCCACGGATCATGGAATATGTGGGTAGGATCGGAAGCTGGAGAACTTGAAAATCAGATTGATTATATTTTTTATTTACTTTGTTCAGTGAAGATAGTAAGTTTTATATATGTTGTGTGCCTTGTATATTATAGAGGTTGATTAAACATGTTAAAAGAAAATATGCAGAAAATTGGAGAAAAGGATACTAAATATGGAGTCTTTGAATTCTTCCTCAAAGAGGAAGATCAGGTAAAACTTGTTTGTACTCACTGCGGCAAGACCGCTGAAACCACTTACTGCGGTAAAATCCAGGGGCACAACGCAATGAAAATTGAAAGCCTTGGTGTTAAGCAAAACGGAAAAACGATGATGTTTATAGGGCTTCCCGATGAAGTTTACAATGTATTTCAAAACGCGAAATCAAATTTCGCGCTGAAAAATATCTGCCTCCGGTACGCAGGACGGAGCGCAGAAACCGGGATAAAATGGTATTCATTGAGTGCAGTAGTTCCCAGGGAGACCTGGAGAAAGATCGCGAAATACTTCGAGAAATTTTGGGACGATGAGGACGCACTTGACGGAGAGTTGAGAGGGTGGCTCACAGCGCAGCCCGAAACCGTCGAGAAAATTTTGAATGTTAGAGAAGAACTGACACTCGAATATAGGAGAAGGGAAGCAGAAAAGAGAAGAGAAGAAAAAAAGAAAAAAGCGAATGAACTTCAGGCGAAACTCAACGACATCGAAAAAGCTTTTGAGAATGCTGAATATCCCGATCCGGAAAAAGAAGCTCCCGGAGAAGCTGCTCAGTTTCGACCGGGATACGAAAAGATGAGAGTCGAAGGCGAAGTGATCCAGCACCCCACAAATCCAGAAAATGTATACGGCGGCGGCGAGTGGTGGGTAATACAGAAGGAGTGGATCTGGTACATAAGAAACAATGGATTTGATGGTGACGACTGGGGCCGGAACAACGTGCAGACAGGTGGAGCCGGCGCGATTGGCGTAAGAGTTCCATTCAGTGAAGAGCTCGCCGCACAAATTAGGAGCTTGAAAAAATGACAGCGCGGAAACAAAACACACCGAAAAAATGGCCAAATCCCGGCACAGGACAAGGCAAAAACCCTAGAAAGTTATGCCCAGCGTGCTTGAAACGGGGCGAAAAACACTATCTGAAGAAGTCAAGCACTCAATACACTTTAGATCAGAAGAGAAAGACAGCTAATGTATTACTTTTCTGTATAAAGTGTAAATATGTGGAAAGAAACGAAGACGAAATTAACAAAATTCCAGATTAATTATATTTTTATTTACTTTGTTCACTGAAGATAGTAAGTTATATATACTTTGAAACCTAATAGTATATTGTAGTAAGGGCAGAATGCCTTGAGACAAAATGAGAAAAGAAAAGATATGAAAAGGTGAAAAGAAATGATACTCAATTTGACCCAACATGTAGCAACTGAGGAACAGACTGCTCAACTCGTAGTTGAGCCTAGAATGTGCAAAGCTGAAATCAGGAAACTCCTCACATTTGAGGAGATCCCTTCAAAAGAGGAGATCGAGGTAAGAGCAACAAAGCTTGCGGAAATCGCAGTATCTGAGGCCAATCATTACGCCGGGGACACCGATAACGAGATATGGATCACCCGTGTAATGATCGGGGGCGCTCCGTATCTCATGGGGGCACTTGAGAAAGCACTCCGAGAATGCGGTTTTACTCCCGTATATGCGTTTTCGAAAAGGGAAAGTGAGGAGATCCCACAACCTGACGGATCCGTCAGGAAGGTCCAGGTGTTCCGGCACACTGGATTCGTGGAGGTATGAGCAGTTGTTAATTTCACTTTCCTTTTTTTCCTTTTTAGTTTGGTTATACCAATTATAATATAACCAAACGTAAGTTTTATATACTATTAGGTTGTATAGTATATTGTACAACCTAAGAGAAAAACGGATAATAAAAGAACTAATAAAAGGAGATAACCAAAATGATGCAAAGAACAGTTGAAGAGAAGGAAATAGGAACAGAAGTGACCTCAAGACTCAACGCACTGGAGAACATTTTTCCTCCAGAGATAATTAATAACACATACAAAAAAATCGTTAACAAAGTCTTGTACGCAAGACTTCGTGAAATGGAACTAAATGGTGCATCTGATAGACAGATGTATTCTGAAGTATTCAAATATGTTGACCCTTCCGAAATCCCCGCGTTTCCGGGGGGGCTGAAATATGTAGAACGGTGTTCATATTGCTTTAGGTTCGTCGCGAACAGAAAATACTACCGGAGCCCGTGCTTCGTAGTAGAGCCTGTTCAAGATGTAGATCAAGCGCTCAAAGAGATTAATATTAGATTTAATTATGATCTCACATCAGAGGAATGTAAAAAAGCCAAACTTCTAGAAATTGAAGGGCTTCCATATGAAAAAAAGTATTTGCGCCCTCCTAGGGTTAAGTGGACGTTGTGAATCGCGCACAAGGAGAGCTTTAATAGGGGCTTTTAGCCTCTCAAAACTTACGTTTAGTTATAAGAAATATATCATAACCAAACGTAAGTTTTATATAGTAATAGGTTGTATAGTATATTGTACAACCTAAGAGAAAACGATAATAAAAAGAACAAGGAGATAACCAAAATGATTGACACTGAGAAACTGAAACTATTCGGAAGCGAATGGATAAAGAACGACATGCACAGAATCTATTTTAACAATATATTTGAACACCTCGATGCTGAAATCACTTACCACAAGAGCGGAACCTTTGACAACGTGAAAATAAACGGTCAAAGAATCAGCAACAACAAAGCAAACGGAATTAAACAGTTTGCTAAAATCTGGTATGATGTTAAAACCGGAAAATTCGAATCTAAAAATATTGATAAGATCTACTTCGATCAGGTTGTAGAGTCAATAAAAGAAAAGGTTGCTGAGATCCCAGAAGTCAAACAGAAAACCGAATGAAAGCTCAGAGGAAATAAAATGACTGTTTACAAACTTGACAAGGGCGCGCACTCCGTGTACACCCTTCACTACCACTTAATTCTCGTCGTGAAGTACAGGCGAAAAGCCCTGTATAACGAAGTAATCAGGGAACGGCTAAAACAAGTCATCTATGAAATGGCTGAAAAATGGAAAAGAGAAAAGAATACAGAAATGGCTATTGAAATAGTAGCCCAAGAGCCTGGAGAAGATCACCATCATATTCTATTCAAGGCTGCCCCTAACACAGCCTTAACAAAGGTAATCAATTCAATTAAGGGTGCTTCTGCCAGAGTATTAAGAAATGAATTTCCAGATACTAAAAAAATCCTTTGGGGAGATGCTTTTTGGGCACCATCTTACCTCCTTGCTACAACAGGACAAGTTTCTCTTGATGTCCTGAAAGCTTATGTAGAATCGCAAGAAAGCAAAAGAGAAAAGATTTGTGGAAATTGAAAGTAAAGGAGGATTAAAACAGTGCCTACAAGAAGACAGAGCTTAATATTAATGGCGACCGAAGCAATCAGAGAACTATCAAGTGCGATAAACACAGCCTGCCAACATGAAGACTATACAGATGACCAGTTTGCAGCGTATCTAGAAAAAATCGCAGAAATGCACCTTAAAAACCTAGATAAAGTCAAGGGGTTTTAAGAATGGATCAAATAGAAATGCACCTACTAAAAACCGGAAGACCTGCCCCACAGCCAGAACACAGCTTCCAGATCATCTTCGAAGGCTCAGAACCTAAATTGGTAGATGTTAAACAGTTAGAAAGAGACGCAAAGGAGAGTTTGGTAATGTCAGACGATAACAAACCTATTTTCATAGATCCTAAAAAATACCCATCTCCGCATATGATTATCTATGAACCTGTAACCGATTATAAAATGCTTGAAAAAGTCAAGGGAGATGTGATAAAACTCGGAAACGGAGGCAAACTATGACTTATAAAAATGATATCTCAGATATAACCCTAACAGTAAACTATCCCGATGAACTGCCAGAAAACCTATTCCGATTTTACGACAGCCTAACGCGAAATTCACGTGTTATTTCCCTATGCTCCTTCGGCGGCGGGTTCGTCCAGGCAACAACAAAAGAGGGAGATACCGGACTTTTCAGAAAGGATTTGATCCCGAAAGAAGGGAAAATGTACCTTTCATATGAAAAGCATTCGCCTCTGTTTGTCGTGATGAAGGGGAAGATAATGGTCATTGCGCCTTGTGAATGGGAGTGTGAATAATGTCTGAAATCGAAATCCTCAACATGCGTAATACTCCCTGCGTCCCTTCGCAAATCGTAAGAATTGACAGAAAATCAAAATGGGGAAATCCTTATAAGATGGAAACGGAATCAGACAGATTGAAAGTTATTAAAAAGTACGTGTATTATATTCTTACCAACGATAAATTACTTGACTCCCTCCCAGAACTTGAAGGAAAATGGCTGGCGTGTTGGTGCGATCCGAAGCCCTGTCATGGTTACGTCTTGAAGTACCTCGCTGAACATCCTGAACTTATCGGGATGTATCGAGGCGGGGCGATTTCGAGGGATGAAATAGTAAGGAGAATCTGGCAGGAGAACGGGTGGAAATGTGAGGCAGTCGGGCAACAAATGACGTTATTCTAATCCTCTATAATCTCTTTTTTCTAAGTACCGAATGTAAATCTATTAACTTTTTATTTTGGCTCAATACAGAGCCTTACAATAAGTCGGTTTTTCAGGCATTCAACGTCTTTTCAAAAAGGCGTTTTTAATTTTCCTTTATTTATATACTCTTCTTATTTTTCATAC